CAGAAGCCGCTAACGTCATCATACCTTTTGTAGACTTGTTGGCGTCGTTTTTTAACGTATCCATGACCTTCAGCATGATCGCTAGTTCTCCGAATAACGACACCATTGCGGTAACAGAACGACCGAGCGCATCTCCGTCAATCATAGAGAGTACAAACATAGAGCCAGCGAGGATCAGAATTGAAGTAGCTATGCCCTTAATCGCTTCAACCTTTAAAGAGTTCTGCAATTCCTTAAGCGGATTAGTTATTCCTTCTAAAGCTTTACTTATCTCATCACCGATTCCTTTGAATCCATTTTCTTTGAAAGACTTTAAAACATCGATAAAGACGGAAAGTGGATTATCCTTTGTAGCTTTCTTATTGAGTCCAGAAAAGAAAGAGCCGATTCCAGCGAGTCCTCCGCCAACAAGAATTCCAGCTAACGCGTTCATGAACTCAATAAAATTCTCGAATTTGGCGTTTGCAATCTTATCAGCAATAAAGCCAATACCCTTGCCCAGAAGATCGAGCGCATTCCCTCCAACTTGCTTTAGCAAATTCCAGAATTCGCCAAGAAGACCGAGAATATTGTTTCGTTTCAGAGTTTCAACAAAGCTCTTAAACAAGCCGCCAATTTCATCTCTTAAAGGTTTGGTGGAGGTCTTTAATGACTCGAAGCCTGCTTGAATCTTACCGAGAATATTTGCAAAGAGTTCCCAGCTAGGCGAAAGAATGTTCTGGCTTACATAATCCACGAATGGACCAATTGCTGGAAGAATTTGTTCTAAGGCAGAAGAAACGAATGCGATAACTGACGATAACATTTCACCAGCTTTGTTTATAACCCCGATAAATGTTTCGTTCTTTTTGATGGATTCGCTCAGATTTACCAAATAATCACCAAATGCTGCTGCACTATCCAGAATTGTTCCGCCGATTCTGGAAAAGCCGTCGCCAAAGATTGGTAATATGACACTTGCAACAGTCTCTAATGCCTGCTTGCCAATATCGAGAATAGTGAAAAAACCTTTAAAGGTTCTTTTAACTTTGTCAAGAGTTTCTTCACTTAACTGTATCCTCTCGGTAAAATTGCGAAAACCTTCGATAAAGGTGTATAACTGACGAACGGTAGTTGGCGGAAATATGTCAGACCAGGCTTCCTTGATTGCTCCAGTAACACTTGTTATAAGATCGTAAAGATTTGAAAAGCCCTCTAAAAGCAAATCTCTTCCAGAGGTACTCTCAATATCTTCTATAAGCTTATTAACTGGTGTGCCAGCAGTATCGGCTGCTTTTGCCAGCTTCTTAAGTTTCTTAATTTCCTCATCCGTATACCGACTATTATCGATCTCACCTTTATTAATCTTTTCTATTGTTTCAAGAAAGATCTCCCCAGACAGCCAACCTTCTCTAAGGCTCTTCTCAAGACTGCCCGTCTTTTCAATCATCTTATCGACAGCGACGTCATTATCTTTAGCGGTATCATAAAGAAGACGTTTAAACGCATCCCATCCGAGATCGCTCATCGTCAGCTTCTTCTGGGCGATATCCGAAAAGCTAAGTGTTCTAAAGCTCTCCCTGAGACTTCCATTTAGAAGTTCATTAAGTCCATTGACTGGCTCGGCAAATATGTCGTACATGGCATTGGCCATGCTGGTCCAAAGCGCGGTTGCTTCTTTGTAGTTACCAAATATGATTTCGAAAGTATTCATCCAAGCTGTAGACACAGCATCCTGCGTGGCGTCTATGACATCTTGGAATGTTCTCGCTTCCTGCGCCGCCTTGAAAGCTTTAATGCCAAAATCGTCAAGCCCGGCGACAAAATCTTTTAACTCTTTAGAAATGTTATCGCTTCTATCAAGTCCCTCATAAAACTTTTCAAAAGCATCACCGCCTTCTTCGTAAGCACTTCTTGCCTGTAAAACCTGGGTGGCGGTAAGATCGTATGCTTCTGTGAACTCATAAAGCTTATCAACAACTGACGAATAATCTTGAAAGACCTTCATCATCACTTCGCTGTTGAACCAAGCGGTTCGACTCATTGCCTCGCTGCTAAACATCTCGGACATCGAAAAAGATTTGTTGGCGTCTACAACTTTGTAAACATCTTCGGCAGTCTTCTCTACGACTCCAAGAGCCTGCGCTGCCTCAAGAGCCCTTTTGCGAAACTCCTGCGTGTCCATGGAAGCGTTCTGAATAGACTTCCAATCGTCATACTTTAGAGCTCCTTTGCCCATTGCCTGGGAAAGCTGGTACATAGCTCTACTAGCAGTAGTCGCGTTTTGCCCAGATAAAGCGGCCCAGTTAGCAATACCCTGCATGGCCGTAACGGATTTCTCCAAATCCTGTCCTGTGGCCGTAAACTTTGAAATATTACTAACCATATCGGTAAAGTTGTAGCTAGTTTCATCAGTAAACCAGTTCAACTTTTCGAGCTGGGAATTAACTGTTTCCAATGCGTAACCCTGTGAAACAAGAGTCGCCACAGATCCGGTTTTTTCACCAAACTTCTTCCAACCAGCAGCAATGTTATCTACGGAAAGGGACTTAACCAGTCGTTCTCCGGTAGCTACTGTCTGATTTGCAATTCGCATTAAAGCGGCAACACCGATGGCGTCTAAAAGATTAAACTGAGAAATACTTTCCCTCAGGCCTTTGGTCATCTTTCCAAAAGTAATACTTTTAGCAGCCTGGCCGAGTCCATCAAGACCTTTTGCAGCACCATCAAAGTTGAGAAACTGTTTTAACTTGTCAAGAGTGGAAAGGCTGGTCTGGATGTTCTGCTCAAACTGTCTGTTGTCGAATTGCATTTCAACAACTTTCGAATCAATAAGCTGACTCATACTCTCTTCACCTCCCCACAAACTTCTGCAACCATCTCATCGAATAGCGGCTGGATAGCAGGATTGATGTAGTCTCTCCCCTGCACCCAACCGCCAGTACCAGTTCCGTGACCGTATTGAAGAATAATTGCGATTGGAACTCCGTTGTTGCTATTGGAATTATGAAACGAAATGGTAGCCGTTTCCCCATCATTTTGAATTTTGTAAAACCACGAATTAGCTGTTTCGCCAGAATCCACAGGCGTTGCTGCTCTAAGTACTTCAACGCCTTTTCTACCATATTTATCAAGAATGCTCAGCCGAACCCCTTGCTTCAGTCGCTCCAAATACTGGGTAACTTTTGAAAAATCGCCTTTCTGACGGAAGCTAATAACCTTACTCATTTTCAACCTCTAGTTCGCAATTGCTTCTTCCTGGCAGCATTTAATGCCGTTCTGCTAGATGCTAGCTTGTTTTTGCTCATTTTCTGCGGAGGTTTCGAATCTTCCTCGCAAACTCGTATTAAAGTGATTAAACGATTAATGTGCCATTTCTGGCATTCAAAAGGAATCCCGAATTTTACCATCCAAAAATAAAACTGTTCAGAAGTCGTAACCTGAGATCCTCCACTAGATTTCTTCTTATCTTCCCGAAACCACGTAGCAGTCATCGAATCGTGAATATACTTATTGATCTCATCGTAGTTTTCTTGAGTAAGTCTTCGGTATACGGACGGATCCACATTTTGCGTTAATGTCATGCATTTAATGTAATCAAGAGCTTCTTCCGTGGTCTTCTCATCTTTTTTTCTTTTGCTGAAAAAAGGTTTATGCCACTTTGCTTCCCACTTGGAAATGGAAACGAGAGAATGCTCCAATTGCAGCTTTGTATCCTTACCGTAGATGAATTCTTCTTTTCTCTCGTCCCAATACTCTTCTCCCGGCACTACAATTGGAAGCATCACTCTCCTCCGTTACTTAACCAGCGAAATGGAGTTCTCCGTACCAGGATTACTTTTCAGATTTTCTATCACATGCTCCGGAATCAGATTGTTGATGAAGTTCGCAGAATAAGCGGGATCCTTAAGCATCTTCATAAGAAGAGCGTCGTAAGCAGGTGTTTCCGTAAATGCTTTCCAAACTTCTTCGCCCTTAACAAGCCTTCTACCGTCCTGACTCTTTTCGCCGTACGCGAGAGAAAGAATCTTGTTGAAGGTTTCAAACACTATTCTTGCGTCTCCGGATTCGGAAATTCTCTGAAGCATTGCTACCAGATCTTCCCCCTCTGCGTCAGACATCAGTTTGAGCAGATCGCTCTCGCTAAGATTAAAGTAAAACTCTTCGGTTCGATTATTCCCGTTGTAATCGACATAAGGGATCTTCTCTTTCACCATTGTTACGTTCTCCTTTCAATTAAAAAATAAGAGGGGGCGTAATTTTAGCCCCCTCAAAGCTCCATTTTGAATTGTTAAGTATTCAATTGGTGGTGCCGGTGATCGTCGCCTTGATCCAGGCAGGGGTCGGAAGCGTTGCTTCAGCAGAAGTCGAACCGTACAGCTTATCTTCGATCTGAGTAAGTTTAGCCTTCAGCTCTGTCGAATTGAATTTCGTACTGTCAATCTTGATCATGGCAGCCTTCTTGAGGTCGTCGCCCATGTCCACCGGAGTCGTATTAACATCCCAGGAGAAGGTGATCGCCTCGGGACTATCATTAACCGTCGTATAGCCCTTCTCAGAAGGAGAGGCCAGGCAATCATAAACGATATGAATGATGTAACCGAGATCCGTACCGTGCTGGTCGTCACCCTTAAGAGTCCTGTAGCTAAAGCCGAAATGCTTACGATTCTGCTGGCCAGCATACATGCCGGTGGCAACTTCGGCGGTTCCGTCACATTCCATGAACTCGTCGGGATATGTGTACGCCTCGACACCAAGCCCGAGCTCTTCGACAGACATCAGATTGAGATACTTGATGTTGTCCGCATACAGAGCAGTGGCTTCGCCACCAGAAGGGGTTTCATTAACGGCGGTAAGACCATTCCAAGCCACACCATTCTCATAAGTACCGGCAGTTTCGCCAAAAGGATAGACAACGCCGCGATCTACGCCAGTTTCGTACAGACGCTCACCAGCGGCATCCCATGTAAGTTTACTCATTATGGTTTCCTCCATTAAACATATAGTTCAAAAGTATCGTGAATAAGACCGTCTGCTTTGTACTGACGGTCGTGCCTGCATCTAGGAATATTGGCAACTTTAATCGGAAGTTCGTCATCCGGATCCGTATAGATGCATGTAATAGAATAGGACAGGTCCTGTTTGTAATTCATATTATCAGCCGAAGTGTTTGCGATGCGATTTCGTTCGTACCTTATTGCTGGGTAATGCATTTGATACGATGTCGGAGGCTGGTAATACACGTTTTCCGATCCAAGAATCTCTCTTAATTTAGCGTCAAGCGCCAACCGTCGGTCCACTGTCGCCATTGTACACTCCTCCAAGGGTCAAATTTAATCTCGGATATTCGATTACAACGTTTGAAACCTTCCACTTAGCCCCCATATAAACAACATATCGGATGTCCCGGAAATGGTTAATGGCAAACGGATCGGCTATGATACTAATAGTCGAAGAGACGGTCATTTCTCCGTTGACATTTGACCCTAAGTCAAATCTGCGTGAAAGATTAATAACATCTCCGACAACATCTCTCTCCTGCCACCGTGGCAGAAATACGCTTGGTCTTACTTCGGTTAAAATCTCATAGCCGATTTTTCCATAATACTTTGCCATTTTGAAATTCCTTTATTAGGCGCCAGTCGAGCCGGTTGCTCCCGTAGAGCCAGAAGGTGTAACATCCTCTTCGATCGCGATAGCGGAATAGCAGCGAGTCAGAGCACCAGAAACACGAGTTTCAAGCAGGCTCTTCTGCTGGTTGAAATCAATATCGAACTGGGTAAAGTGCGTAACCTCACCGCCCTTGGTTGCACCGAGGCTATAGTCAGCCAGGTTAACGATCAGAGCATGCAGCTTCTTGGTCTTAGCGGATCCACCGGAACCAGCAACCCTAGTCCTATTGACAAACTGCTCGGCAGTGTAGATGTTGCCAACATTGAGAGCAGACGCAAGCTCAGCCTTGGAGCTATAGATACGACGGCCATTACGATCCCTGGCAAGGAGCATTACATTCAGCATGTGAGGAGTAATATACATGTCGGGAGTGCCGCTGCCCTTAAAGTTCTCACGAGAATACAGGCAAGCATTGACCATAGCTTCGGCGGTAACATAGTTCTCACCAAAGAAGCTGCCGGTCTCACTGCCCTGAACTTCTTCAGCTGCAGCCTCAAGATCGATATCGTAATGGATGGTGTACAGATCGTCGTCAGTCCAAATAGGTCTGATATGCTCCTCGGAAATCTTATCTTCAGACTCTTCGGAACGGCCATCGCCGAGCATGATAGCAGTTGCAAGCTCCTCGTTAAGCTGCATCTTGTCAATGTTGTAGAGATACTGGACATAATCAAAGTCGGTGATGTCGACAATGTCATCTCTATGCAGAGCGGACTTCACATACACGGTCTGCGGATCAGTTGTCCGGCGAACCAGCGTAAAGTTCCCAGTCTGAGACTTCTGCTTACCCTTTACATAGCCTCTTGCGCGAAGCTCGTCGATATTTCGGATGTCAACCTGTCCAGTACGAATGCGACTAATGGGGCTCTTATGAACCTTGCTCATAACGGTTCCGATCCAGCCCTGATCAGAAGTAATGAGCTCCGGGGCACCGGGCCTTACATCCTTGTACTCAGGGAACAGAAGGGAAACATTGGCAGGGGTTCCACTCTGAGAGAAACCGCTAGCAATAGCATCATGCTGAAGATTATTGTCCTCTTCGAACATGGCAATGGCTGCCTGCAGGCTTCCACAAGTATTGCTCTTAGCGGTCCTAAGAATCGCCTCTTCGTCGGAATGGGCAAGGTACATCTCATCATTCTGATAATCGTTCTCAAATACGTTGTGCTTCACGTTTTCTTCCTCCTCGTCATCCTCATCTTCATCGCCTTCTTTCTCTTTCAGGGCCTGGCCGATGAGGGCATACACTACCGTCTTCTGCTCTTCGTTTAACGTGTCGAACACGTCCTTGATGGTCTTCTGACCGCCATCTTCTTTTCTTTCCGAATTCGCCATCTCTTCCTTCTCCTCTTCTTCTTTATCGGAATGATAAAGCGCAATATCTTCGCCGGTATAAATAACGGCTTCTTCCTCAGCATTATCTCCGTGAGCAAACGATTCCGTATCGATAAAAGCTCCCGGATTAGCGCCTGCAAGCACAAGACTTACTTCTCGAATCACGCCATGCACGACATCAGATCCTTTCTGACGAAGCTGATTGGCGTAAATGGAAAGAGCCGAAATATCACCATGCTCAACAATAGCTCTGGCATTTCGACCCTGCTCTGTGTCATTAAGTTTGCAATACGCGAAAACGCCATCTTCTTTGTTCTCCAGAACCGCATGCCCAAGAACATTGAAGGGGTCGTCATGTTTATGGTTCCATACGAGCGGAACTGTCTGCCCGTCCTGTTCTATGAATGCATCGCGCATGATCGTACGACCATCGGAGCATCGAATATTATTACGGGTAGCCCAGCCGCTAAAGTCGTAGTCCTTCATTTTGAATTATCTCCTTTATTGGCTTTCTTCAATCTCCGGAACATCCGAATCTTCCTTAGATGCGAGCTGTTCGGTTGATTGATTTAAATTCTTATTACGAAGCTCATCTGCTGCCGGATCTTCTGACGGTTTCATCCCAATAATCTGTCGAATTTCATTAGAACTCATAATCTCATTTCGAGTCATCTTATCCGCGATTTCTGCGATATCAGAAACGGGAACAAGCTTAAACGGATCTCTAAAGAATTCAATAGACTGTCCTTGAGTTCTGGCTTTTTTCGAAAGAAACTTTCTCTTCATTTCATCGGCGATTGCTGAGAGGATCGGTTCCACCGTGCGATTGTAGTAATTAAGCATTGTCTTATCGTCAGCCGATCCATCCATAACTCCCTGAGTGATCCCTAACTGGCTGTATAGCATGCTCGTTAAGTATTCAATCTGAGACATCAAGTTGTTTTCGACTGGGCGATTCAACTGCGTAATGTGCTCTGTCGCATCGATATAGGCGATGCCATACTTGGATCCGACCAATTGCTTTTCGATGTCGGACCTTCGCATCTCTGCCTGCTTGCGTCTAATTTCGCCTTTTGCAGCGAAAGGAAGCTGAACGATGAGATCAAGTTTTCCAGAACTAGTTTGTTCATCAATAACGTCAAGAAGAACCAGTTTCCGAATCAGCCTTTGCATTGTCGAGTTCGGCTCATTGATAACTGCAAATAACGGGTTTTCAACAATCATCACAGCCGATTTTGCCATCAGTATTTCTTGCTTTTTTCCAATGGTCTCGTTATACACGTCAACGCGAACATGCTTCGGATACCACTGGGTGATCTTACCGGTCCGAACTTCGTCGACATCGAAAGCGCCAGTATTTGGGTTCGACGTTGTATCCGTGGGAACAACCGACACGCATCCTTCGTCGAGCATGGACATGACAACATCCTGTATGAACGCCCGTCCGGTTTGATCAACATTGGCTTCTAGCGAAAGGCAATTATTAAGACCGGAATTTATTACATCGGTAAAACGTCCATTTTCATCGAGCCTCACGTGTCTGACATCAATAGCGGCGCAATCCATTGCAATTCTGTTATAGACGGAAGTCACGATGGAACGCTCATTACCCCTTGAGAAGCGAGTTCGATCGGGTCTGTAAGAATAAGATCCACCAATATCTCGCCAATAATCGGTTGGGTCTTTATTAAAAAAAGCGTTCCAAGCCGATTTCAGCCTGGAACCTAAAGAAAAGTCTGCCATTTTGAATTATCTCCGTTAACACTTCTTATTCGCCAAAGAAGATTATGCGTATGATCCTTTATTTTTAACAATATGGACGGCATCGAGGGCGAGATTTCCAAACCCTGCTGTAAATGTGGCTAGGACAAGTTCTTTTCCGTATGTGGACTCCCTACCACTGAGGTTTTTAACTTTGGTATTAACGAACGCACTATTGAACAACAGATCGTTAACCATTCTCTGGCCAATATCCATATTTCGGACAGTTTTATGGTACTTGGCCAGTTCATTACTATTGTACGAATTAATGGTATGCAATCTTTTTCCCAAGCGAGTATTAGACTGCTCGGCGAGCCTTTTTTCAACACGAGCTCGATTTTTTTGCAGTGTCTCTGCTCGACCCTGTCCCAATAATTCACTAGCTTTATTTACAAGCCCATCAGCTTTCTTTACATTTCGCACAATAGCCCGATGTCCCTCAAAAGCACCTCTGACTCTTGTTTTCGTTCGGTCAATCGCGTTGTATCGCCTTTCGCCAGCAGAAGTCAGGGATCCATCTTCATTCTGAAAGCGCCTGACACCCCACTTCATACCTTTTATGCCGTGGTGATATAATTCATCTCGATACGTATAAGATAAACTTTCTATTCTCATAATCTTTTTCTCATTAGCGGTACCTATACCGTCGTTTTGTATTTAAAGAATCCATTTGAGCCTTCATGATTAAATCCCAGGACTTTTCTCCATCAATGTTATCTGTTTTTATTCTTCTAAGAACAGCTCTTCTAAACGGTTCCGGTTCAATTATTTTATTGCCACGTTCTCGCTTAGGGATTTCAAAGTTCCAATCCATATCTCTAGACGCCTTCTTTGCCAACTTAAATAAACGTCTATCGACTTTGTTCTTGGTAAGTTTATTTGCTCTGACATATTGATGTATCTTATATGCCCCGATAGCAGCGATGGCCGTTGTGGCTGCGACGGCTCCAATTTTTATAGCTCTTTGTTTCGTTTTTTCTTGACCATCGGAACGATTCTTACCACGCGACCTTCGCCGCACGCCCCATTTCATGCCCTTTACACCGTGATGTATAAGGTATGAATTATTGGTATAATCAAACTTTTTGATAATCATAGCATTAGAAAATCCTCAACCGAGGATCAAATTTTGGTCATTGTTTTTAAATCAACTGGATGTATGACCGGATTTGTTGGATACACGGTTCCAGAAGGAGTAACGGCGTACAGAGGTGGCTCCAATGTTGCCGCCCCAAACAACGCGGTAAGCTTAAATACATACTCGCTACCGACCTTCCAATATCCCTCGGGTTTTCTCTGAGGAACTTTTTTCTTCACAAGTTCCAAGGCTCTTTCAGAAGTCAAGTCAATCCTCCTCTCTTGGCTCAATTATAGCCAACGCGTATTCGGTTGGATCACAATTATCCAAACGATTGTAAGTCGTTTGGCCAATTCTAATAGATTTCATCAAACGACAATCATTTGGATAACTTACATCATATTCCACCCCGCTTTGGCCATCGTATATATGAGTTTTACCACCTTCATTCTTCCAGAATATGCTATGACCGCCTCCTAATGACCAGTATACAGACAAATTGCCATATGCTCCATCGCCACATTTTGATAATTCATCAATTACATCCTGGCCAGACTTGGCCGTTTTCATGTCATGCTCTGGAGAATTGAAAGCCTTTGAGAACAAGTCATCGGGAAACCATGCATGTGCAGTTTTTGCGGCTTGAACGTCAAATCCTTTTTCCCTCAAAGCCATTGCCGTTGTGCAAAAAGTACAATTATCCGTTGTACCATCATTCGGAAAATCCGGATTTGTCTTTTTCATTGAGTCAGAAGCAGACTTTTTCTCTTTTATCTTTGGTAAGTCATTCAGGCTATTAACTGACCTTTGATTCTTTCTATCCTCTAATTCATCCAGCCACTTTTTTCGAAACTTTTGTTCTCTCTTCTTGGCCGTGGAAACCATTATTCCTAGATAAGCCAAGTAAGCAACGGCCATGACCACATACTCTTCTCCATAGCCAACTTCTTTAGACATGTATCTATTTGCGAATTTTTTGCCAGAAGAAGTATTATTATCAGTAAGCCTGCTACTAGTCTTTTTGTTATCATCAGGCCCGCTCTTGCTGAGACTCTTTCTCCACCCAGCTTTGCGTTCTCTGGAAGAATGATCTGACGCTCCTAAAGGATAAGGTGGACCATTACGTTGGCCCCATTTCTGACCGAGAATACCGTGATGGTACAATTCATTTAATGCGGAATGAGGCGAGTAATTAATACGAATCACCATGTTCGCTGTTCCTTTTTAGTTTTCGATGATTTTTGCAAATCATCTTTATTTGATTCTTTTACAAGATGGCCAACGAAATGTCTTTTTGCATTTTTTGTCAATTCTAACAAATTTTTTTTATCGCTATCAGTGATAAAATATTTGCCGGAAATCATATACGAACCTCTTTTCCTTTATCTTTCATTTTTTTTGCCACCTGCTCATAATTGTTTTTTATATTTTCAACGGTCAAAAATTTAGGACTTTTTGGATCGCTTACATCTTTTAGCCATTTATTAGCTTTAAAAATAATAATAGGATCATGGGCATCGTTGTAAATGCCTTGATTATTATCGTCAACCATCGCGTCAAATTTTTTGGACATTCTTCTAGCATATTCTCGAGTACTCGCCTGCATATGCATCGCTTCCATAGCATGATTAAATATGTCATATGCGGTCACGAAATCTTCTGGTGTTTTTAAATTATAGACATCGATTTTTTCATATTTTGCTTGATCTTCTTTGCTTCCAACATTGTTTAATATCAAATGCTTTCGATATCGTTCCAGATCATTTTTTGTATCGATACCATATTTTGGATCTCCATAAAGATTTTTAAACTCTAAAATACGTTCATTTTTAGTTGGCATCTTTAGATCAGCTACTACCTCATATTCGTGTTCCCTTATATATCTAGATCCCCGTTCGATCAGATATACTGAAAATGGTCCTTTATATACGGCGTTGTCATAATTTTCGTCTGCTCTATATGTATACATCCACCTTCCGGATTTCTTATACCTATTGCTATTAAGATATGTACCAGAAACGGAATTAATTCTAGTTCCTTTTCGTAAAACTCTATCTTCTATTGGGTACGGTGGGCCATTCCTAACGCCCCATTTCTGGCCTTTAATACCATGGTGAATTAGTATTTTCATTCAAAAGCCTCTCTATTAACTTTATATGCAATATAAGCGTCCATCATGGCAGCTACAGCATCAATCTTTTGATCATAGCGGCGTTTAAGGAGCTTTCTATTTCCGTTTGTGTCTTCGAGAGCGATGCAGTTTCCCATGGCAAAAGTCATTAATTCTTCATCAAATAAAAGAAGCCGCTCCTCTGAAAGTTTCTTCAACTCCCCAAGAGGAACGGATTCGGTTTTTGCACCCTGTATTACTTTTACGATTCCAAAACTACCGTTTTCAACTTCCCAGCGTTCGATAAATCCTTTTGCGTTATAAGGATCGTAACCAACACATTGGACGTCATACTCTGACTCCTGTATAAACTTATCAAGATCCTCGTATACTTCCATCATATCTAGAACGGTGCCTTCAAGGATAATAAGGCTTCCTTCTCGTATGAACTCGTCATACTTCATCCTCATTGCTGCTGGAAGTTTCATCAAAGTTCTAGAAGTGATATAGTCTCTTGTCTT